GTATCGTGGTCGAAACCCACGCACGAACTATTGCCAGGGCACTATCATATAGAATAGTTGCTATCTTGTTGACTGCACTAATTGTTGGGGTTGCTACCGCTATATACATTCATGTGCTACTAACAGTGTTGCACTATGCAATAGAAAGATTTTGGCTTAAAATTAAATGGGGGAAATTACCATGAGCGTAACTCAAGCACCGCAAGCAGAAGACTGGGGACTATCGAGAGCGTCAGAGTGGAAATTGGAACTGTGCTGGACACCACAGACCTGCTTTTTAACAGGGCAACAACTGTGGTTCAGGTATGCGTTTCACGGTACACGACTAATAACAGGGCCCGGAGATCCAGTGGTGGACCACTATTGGATCAACCGGAATGAATTCATTATGTGGAATCTCAAGAGAATATGAGTATATTTGATCGATTTAAAAAGAAAAAAACCATAACCAAGCAGGATGTTAAGGACCGTCCGTCTAAAAAATCTGCCAAAGAAATTGCAAACGCAGCAGGCGAACCGTATATAAATGTTCTAGGTCTCGAAGTTGACCCAGAAAATCTACATGCAGGTGCATTTGAACTGGATTGGAATGACAAATTTGTTAGCAATCTAATCCGTGCAGGTTATCGCGGTAAAACTGATGCGGATATTGTAGACCAGTGGTTTCAAACCGTGTGCCGAAATGTGGTCTTAGAAACATACGAGCAGGAGCAGGCAATTAATCCTGATCGATACATTAAAAGCAGAGATATTGGCAATGGGCGAAGAGAAGTATCGTGATCTTTAACAAGATTAAAGAGTTAAAATCACAAGGAAAAAAAATTGGTATTACTTTTAGTGCCTGGGACTTGTTTCATGCTGGACATGTAGCTATGCTAAGTGAAGCAAAAAACCACTGCGATTATTTAATTGCAGCCTTACAAACAGATCCTACCCTTGATCGGCCAGAAACTAAAAATAAACCAGTACAAACGGTAGTAGAAAGACAAATTCAGTTGTCTGCTTGCCGTTATGTAGACGAAGTAGTAGTATACCAGACTGAACAAGATCTAGTAGACTTGATCTTAATATTGCCTATTGATGTTAGAATTTTAGGTGTTGAGTACAAAGACAAGGAATTTACTGGCAAGACTGAATGCCTTAACAAAAATGTTGAACTGGTGTTTAACAGACGCGATCACTCATTTAGTTCAAGTAGTCTGCGTAAACGGGTAGCAGAAGCTGAAACTATAAAAACAAAATGACAATTTTATATGTTAACGGTGATAGCCACTGCGAAGGCGAGGGATTACTGCCTACAGACAAAACCTTTGCACAACTCGTTGCTGAATATTTTAATCTAAAGTTAATCAATGAAAGCCAAGGTGGCTGTAGTAACGATAGAATACTCCGAACTAGTAACAACTGGCTAGATAAAAATAGTAGTAATGTAGCACTGTGTTTAATAGGAATAACCACCTGGGAAAGAGAAGAATGGTATTATGATAATAAATTCTGGAATATAAATTCGTCTGGCCCGGGTGCATTACCGTACGATCTCAAGGAAAGATATACAAATTGGGTTATTAATAACTCCCACACTGCACTTCTGTCAAAAGGTATAATTTGGGAGAAAAAGATGTGGGATTTTCATATGCAACTAATCAATTCTGGTACCCCTCATGTTTTTTTTAATTTATTCTACCCATTTATTTCACCTAATCATAATGACTGGGGAATAAACTTCATTGGACCATATGAAAACAATTTGTCATACTATCATTACTTAAAGGACAATAGGCAAGTTGCAGATTCGCATTATCATTATAACGCTAGCGGACATAAGCTATGGGCAAAATTTTTAATCAACTATATAGAAGAGAATAATTTATTGTGATTTTATATGTTAACGGTGATAGCCACACCGCAGCAGCAGAAGCAACCAATCCGCACGGGTTTGCATCCGATGATAGTCGATATTTTTACATGGGCGAAGCTCCGCATCCAGACAATCTGGCAGTTAGTTGGGGCAGGGTGTTGTCTGACAATCTAAAAACTACGTTTCATTGTCATGCTCAAGCGGGGGCCAGCAATGATAGAATTATTAGAACTAGTCAGGAATTTTTAACTAAGTGCAATAACGAAAAATCAAATTGTCTAATGGTAATCCAATGGAGTACATGGGAACGGCAAGAGTGGCAAATCAACGGCAAGTATTATCAGGTCGGAGCTTCGGGAACTGATTCAGTCCCTGAACATTATCAAACACAATATAAAGAGTTTATTGCAGGAATAGACTGGCACACTGCAACACAACATGAACATGACAAAATATGGGCGTTTCACAAAGAATTAGATCGGCATTCAATCCCACACATTTTTTTTAATGGAAACAACCATTTTGACCGAATCAAAAATAAAAAAGATTGGGGCAACAGTTATATTGGTCCGTATGAAGCTGACAAAACATATGATTCGATATTAAAATCAGCAGGTTATCAGACTGTGGCTCCAGGCAATTGGCACTATGGCCCGGGTGCTCATAGACACTGGGCTAAATTTATGCTACAATACATTATTGCTAACCAATTTATCTGAACATGAAATATCTCTTAATTGACACCGCCAACACTTTTTTTAGAGCACGCCATGTTGCATCACGTGGTAGCGATAACTGGGAGCGAGTAGGGTATGCCTTGCATATCACACTAAGTGCTGTAAACAAGGTTTATCAAAAATTTAAAGCAGATCATGTAATTTTTGCGCTCGAAGGTAGAAGCTGGCGTAAAGATTTTTACGAGCCCTACAAACGAAATCGCGCAGTAGCTCGTGCGGCCCTGACTGTAACGGAATTAGAAGAAGATCGGTTGTTCTGGGAAACATATGATTCGTTTACTAAGTATTTGCAAGAACGTACCAATTGTTCAGTGTTGCGTTACGAACATGCCGAAGCCGATGACATTATCTCTCGCTGGATCGCCCTACATCCAAATGACGAACACTACATTATTTCAAGCGATACTGATTTTGTACAATTGTTAGCAGACAACGTGCATCAGTATAACGGTATCACAGACGAATTGTTAACGATTAACGGAATTTTCGATCACAAAGGACAACCAGTAAAGGACAAAAAAACCAAAGAGCCCAAGGTTGTACCAGACCCAAAATGGCTTTTGTTTGAAAAGTGCATGCGAGGAGACCCCACAGACAATGTGTTTAGTGCATTTCCTGGAGTACGTACCAAAGGTACCAAAAATAAAGTAGGACTGCAAGAAGCCTACGCAGATCGAACACACAAAGGATATGCATGGAATAATCTAATGCTGCAACGATGGACTGATCACAACGGAATAGAGCATCGTGTGCTCGACGATTACACTCGCAATTGCACTCTTATTGACCTTTCAGCACAACCCAATGAAATTAAGGCAGCAATAGATCATGCCATTGCTAGCCAAATTACCAGCAAAGACTGTGGTCAAGTTGGTAGTTATTTCCTTAAGTTTTGTGGTAAATACGAATTGAACAAAGTGTCGGATTCAGCTGAACAATATTGCCGTTGGCTAAATCAGACTTATCAAGGAGATGTACAATGATTATTGCTAAACCTATTGTTGAGGATCAGTATTGGATTCTTAGTGATGAATCTGGTAAGGTAGGACAAATTGAAGCAGTTGATACAGGGTTTGTAGTTAAGATTGGTCGTCAGGAGCAAGAATACAACAACATCAAGACCTTGCAATTACGCACTAATATTCATTTTAAGCCTGTAGCAAAAACCGTAGTGCGCGATATTCCACACGAAGTTCAGGGATTTCCAACAGATGGGCCGGCACATAACCCAGTATACGACAGGCAACATCGTATTCCTATGTACACCAAAACTGCAAAGTCAAAGTCTTGGTATGCTGCTGGATACTACAAGGTTAGGCAGAGTAAAGAGTGGGAAACTGTTTTTTGTCCTAAGTTGATCGTATTACAACGTTATGAATACTTTGGGCCAGTTCGGACCAAAGACGGATTTACATATCAATAATGTTACATATCAATCGGTTTGTTGATCGCCTACGACACTTTGAAGGTCGCGGAGCAAAAGATTTCACATGCACCCTAGACGATGCTCGTAACCTGCACTCGGACATTACCAAGTTGTTGTCCGAGTTGCACGATCAAGCAACACAAGTTCAGTCTAAAGATGAAGTTATTCATGTAGAAATCACAGGAGGCGGCTTTTAATCTATGTATATTATGGTAAATAATATATTATGAGTCGTCCCAAACCACAAGTACTAATAGAAATTACAGATCGTACCACATATAAAACTGAACAGATTTTGGCTTCAGACGGCGTGTGGGCAGTATTTTATAACAACGCGCCAATAAACTATAAAACCTCTAATTTTCTAATACAATATCCTGGCCCTAAGTACAAAAAAACATCGTTTGCTAATCCCGGACATGCTATAAACATGGCAAAGAAGTTGAACCGGTTGTTTAAAACGGATCAGTTTACTGTGGTATTGTTAAATCAAGGGCAGCATATCTATCCTTAATGCTTACTCGAAATCAACTCACTAAGCAATTGGTCAATCATCTTCGAGACGATCACAACATTACCTTGGAAACAGCAACAAAAACTTGGTGGGTTAATCGCAGAAGCACCGGCGGGTTTAGATTAACCGGTGCTGGATACCAGGCGTTAACAATTTTACTAGATGCTGAAAATTGGACGGTGGGATTGCCTGAACAACCAACTTCTAGTATTCTAATAGCACTAGACCGTAAGCTAACCGGACCATACTTCTTAACTGTCAAAGGACAACTGATATTATTTGGTAGTCAGGATGCTGTACTGTATCAGTTATACCAGAATTTTGACCGCTGGATTAACGCATTGCCGCAACGGCCTGTTGCTCAAAGTTAGACCGCATTCGACTTGGCCAGTTGAGAGCATGTTGTTGGTTAGCTAACAATCTATCAGACAATTTTAATCTATTAATTTTATTAGTCAGTAGTCTATGGTTTGATTCTAGCGCCTGCTTCCATCTAATATAGTTGTCAAGTTGATCGTAACTGTTGTCGACTAGGTCATCGAACATGTCAAAACCCAGTTGTCTGCAGTGGTCAACAATACCTTTATAACCAATGACAATAGGTATCTGTAAAGCCAAAAAACACATCAGTGTTTTCTCGGATATGATTCCTGGACATTCAGTATATTGTGTTTCGGTAACTATGTTAACATCACAATTCCCATACACAGGCAATAACCGTTGCCAGTTTGTTTCATTATCGCAACCAAAGTAAGTAGAATAGTCATAGTTGTCTAAGGGTATCTCTGTGCCTAGACTCAAAATACCCATCGAATATTGTTTTAACTTTTTGACTACCGAACGACGGTGCGGCCTAGGTAATCCATTCAGACTTTGCCAAATGTATTGTCTGGGTGTGTGTAATTGCTTGCTCCAGTCAGAGAATGTGTTGCCTAGGTTGATTAACAATTCATAGCTGTGTGTAGGAAAATATATTAGCCGCAGAGGGCCTGTGTAAACAGATTGCAGGTTGTAGTTCCAGTGTATAACAATTACCCGGTCAGACCAAACACCAAAGTGTTGCTCAATTGCAACAAGTTCAAGACACCGTTGATTCTGTGTAGACACAAAGTCTTGACAATGCATAATAACTATTGTATTATTCGACCATGCAACCTTAGGATATTGTATAGGCCAACATTGTTGATTGTAAGGTTGTTGTAAACAACTGGGTTGGTACACTACTGAAAAATTTAGATTTTGAAAAGTATTAATAAACAATGAGTTATAATGCATGTTTTGGTTGACCTAAAACGGTATTTTTAATATAATACCAATATGGATAGCAAAGTCACACGCAAAAAACGCAACGATCGCACCCATATCATATATATGATTGAGCGCGGCAACGACTTTTACATTGGTGTTACAGCTAAGACCGAATCCACAGAGATTAAAAGTGTGCTGGTACGTTGGAACAAGCATGTTTATCGTAGCCGCAGTGAAAACAAATCCTGGCGGTTGTATGACGCTATTCGTTATTTTGGTGTTGAGGCTTTTACTGTTAGTATCGTTGAAACCCTGCGCGGCAAAACAGCGGCACACAAGTATGAACGAGAATTGATTCGACACTTTCGTCCTTCATTGAACACCGACACACGAGGTTGCTAAAATGGTTTCACCTGAACGTATGACAATTATACAAGCAGTAATCGACGGTATACTACCCGAAGATCAAATAACGCTCGAAGAAGCTACACAATTCAGATTAATAGTTGAGCAATGCATTATGAATCAAAAACTACGTGAGTATGCAAGCACGGGTATGGTGTTTGCAGGACAATCTGCTGGTACTGTACATTAATACAACAACTATCCAAGGCAAAGATACATGAGCAAAAAAAATAAATGGAATATGGAGCGTTATGTCAAGTTGCAAGATGCTCGTAAAAAAGGCAATATTACTCCTGAGGAAGTTGAGGAGTTGCAACACATGGCTATGGAACGATTGTTTTCAATTATTGAATCAGACCCAGATGTTAAAGCGGTGTTTAAACGTCTCAAGGATCGATAATGGAAATCGTTATTGCGCTAGTAGTTGGTGCGGCCCTAGGATATTTCTGGGGCGTGATTAAAGCATCACTGCGACTAGCCCGTGCAATCAACCGGCTTGTAGAGTCTGGTCTAATCTCCAGTAGGTTATACCAACAACTCATTGATCAATTGAACCGTCAGGCACCAGCAGACGAACCGCCTAGCGAATCTAAAATTTTTATTAAACTAGAAAAGTACGGAGATATGTTGTATGCTTTTCGCAAACCCAACGCCAGTGTTCTCATTGATCAGGTAAAAAAGACCTTTGCTAATTGTCCTTCCACTGAAGTGGTTGTTGCGCCCGGCGAGGGAGCAGATCTCTTTAAATCAAAATGAAAAAAATCTATTACGAAAAACAAGTGCGGCGTTATATACCTGATCTCAAGTATGATAGCAATTTGCTAGATAGCTTTACTAAAGGTACACACCTTGTAATGGCTTATCCGGGCGGTTGCTATAATCAAATTGTTTACTTTATGGAGTAGAGTATGAAACTAGCTGACTTTTTCTATATAACCGACACCCGTGTTACTGAAGGTTCTGACTATCAATGGAAGTGTTACGGTAAAAACGTTTATACTCTAACCTGGTGGGACGGCGATTACTCTGGTGTTGCTGTTGAGTGCGTATACAACCACCTGACCTCGGAAGTGTTTGAAATGGTTGCTATGGACTATACTAGTTCAGTTTCCTATCGTTGGATTGCACCCAATTATGTTGACGCATACCATAACGAAGTTAAGCAACGCAAGGTCGCTGACTGTGCATGGGACAATGTACCATACATCGATCTTGAATTAGAAGAAGATATGATCAGCAAAGCTCGAGCCATTGTTGGGCACGAATCATATGATCCCCGAATTTCAGTTCCAGTGGATTTGTCTGACGACGATCTCTTTACACTGATGAAATTGGCTCACAAACACGACGTTACCTTTAATCAATTAGCTGAACACATTCTCAAGTATGCAATAGATCAAGCAAAACCGCAAGAAGGGAGCAACCTTGGATATTCAATCTAAAGACCCGAGCAAGGGTCATTTTTATGTCAGTCTAGCTAAGAGTTCGCTGAGGATTCTGGCTGGATTTGCTCTCATACAAGGTAACCTGATACTAGCTGGAAGTCTGCTAGTAGCGGCAGAAGTTCTTGGTATCGTCGAGGAAATGGTGTAATGGGTGTAAAGAAACGC